GAACGTGGACGAACACGGCGGCGTTAGGGCGTATCAGATGGAACTCGCTGCCAAGAACCGTTTGGACGAACTCAACCGACTGCTAGACAACGCAAAAGCGGGGCAACGACAAGAGCCAGCGCCAAAGGTTGAGCAACCAAAACCAGCCGAAGATCTGGTGAAACTCTTCATGGATGGCCCCTTTAACGAGGACGCCGCTCGGAAGTTCATTGAGACCGTTAGCGCCAAACCAGCGCAGACGATCGACGTGAAGGGAGAAATCCGCTCCTACATGTCCGAGCAAGAAGTGCTCACCAAGTTCAAGTCCGATTTTCCCGACATTGTCGGCGATCCATTCCTTTTGCAACTCGCTGTCAACGAAGAGGAAAAAGCGCGCAACGGCGGAGACAAACGCCCACCGCTCGACCTCTGGAAAGACATCGGCACAAAGCTCATGGATTGGCGTGGCAAGACCAAGCCAGCGCAAACGGACATGACTGCTAAGGCTGAGCGCAAGCAAACGATCACGAACATTCCTAGTGCGGGCGCGAAAGTGCCTGCGCCGGAACCCGAGAAAGAACCTACGCCGTCCGAGATTGTGAATGAGATCAGGGTGGCTCGACATCAAAGGATCAACTAATGGCTGGTCAACTTTGGAGTGTAGATAGTCTAGGCGGCCGTTTCTACTCCCTGAATCTGTCGAAAGAACTTCGCGTTACGGTGCAACCGATGTTGAAGTTTGCGCAGTTTGCGGACGTCAAAGACGCAACGATGCAGGGAAAGCAGAACGGTCAGACATTCACGTGGGACAAGGTCGGCAACGTCGGGACGCAGGGTAGGAACCTGACAGAAACCAATACGATGCCGGAAAGCAACTTCCTGATCACTCAGGGCACCCTGACGATTAGCGAAGCCGGTAATTCGATCCCGTATACCGGCATGTTGGAAGCGCTCAGTCAGTTCTCAGTGCGCGAGCCGATCATGAAGGCAATGCGCAACGACTCAGGCAAGTTCTTCGACATTCTGAACCATGCTGAACTCAACAAGACGCTGCTGCGCGTCACTGGGTCGACCTCGAGCACGATCACGACGAACACCGGTGGCACCGCGACGAACACCAATAGCATGGCGTTCAACAAGTTGCACCATAAGCTCATTATGGACTTCATGCGCGAGCGGAATATTCCCAGCTATACCGGGGACGATTATGTTGCCGTTGCGTGGCCGAGCACCTACCGTCAGCTCAAGAACGACATCGAAGCTATTCATCAATACACGCCGGAAGGTCTGAAAATGATCTTCAACGGTGAGATTGGGCGCTTCGAGAATTGCCGATTTATCGAGCAGACGAATATCCCGAAGGGCGGGGCGGCCGACTCCACAACCTGGAACGCCTATACCGGAACGGCAGACGCATGGAATGGTGGGTTCAGTGATTGGATCTTCTTCTGCGGTGAGGAGGTATCCGCCGAGGCGATCTGCGTGCCCTTGGAGATGCGAGCCAAGATCCCAACGGACTATGGGCGGTCGAAAGGCGTGGCCTGGTACTGGCTGGGCGGCTACGGTTTGGTCTATACCGACACCGTAGATACCAGGGTCGTCAAGTGGGATAGCGCAGTATAACGAGCTTCGTCCGATCTACCCCGGTTAGCTCACTCATTCGTCGTCAGGGAGATTGACGACGCAAAGGAAAGTGCAATGGCAACGAAGAGCATGGCGTATGACCACCCGGCGTACATTATCCGTCAGTCGTACAGTGGGATGTCTGCGGCGGGCGCGAGCGGTGTCACCACGAAGTTCGCGGCTTACACGGCGATGAAAATCCTGTCTGTTACGCAGGGTCCAGTCATCGCGGCCACGGCGGCAGGCTCGCAGCCGCTTCTGTACAGCAAGAGCGGCACTACAACGTCTACTACGACTCTGACGGTTCTGACATCTGCCTCATCGGCGGCGATCAACGACGCCTTGGCAACTCCGGTGACGTTGGCGCAAGGTGATCAATTCTGGTACACGCATGGCACGGACGGAACCGCGACGGTCGGGGTAGCGATTGAGACCCAGCTTGTGCCGGGTGCAAGCGTGACTGCGTAAAGGTTGTGGCGGCTACAGAGGGGCCGCTGCACCGCTTTTCCCATCGGCTGCCAAGGCCGGACAAGAAATGCGCGGTGCTGCGTTACGGCGGGTTCGGAGATGCGATTCAGACCATCAGCATCCTCCCTTGGCTAAAAGAGCAGGGCTATCACATCACGATGTACACCGTCCCGAATGCGTGGGAGGTGATCAAGCACGATCCACACATCGATGATGTGATTCTGCAAGACGTCGAGCAGATTCCGAATTACCAGCTTGGTGAGTTTTGGGCGCATACGAGAAAGAAGTATGAGAAGTGGGTGAACCTTTCGGAGTCGATAGAGAGGACACTTCTCGCCCTTCCTGGAAACATCGCGCATGGCTGGCCGCATGAAGTCAGGCACGCGCGCATGAACGTGAACTACATGGAGTTCATCCATGCTATTGCCGAGGTCCCGCTCCCGCCTCGGATTAAGTTCTACCCAACTGCGGCAGAGGAGTCTTGGGCGCGCGGGGAAGTAGCCAAGCTAGGCGGTAAGGTGATCCTGTGGCTGCTTTCAGGCTCGGCCGTGCATAAGACGTGGGCACACTTCGACGGTGCCGTGGCGCGCATTACCGAAGATCCCAGCGTTCATGTAATCCTGTGCGGGGACAAGATTGGTAAGAAGCTCGAGGAAGGCTGGGAAGATCACCCGCAGGTTCACTGCTGGTCAGGAAAGACGACCATTAGAGAATCGATGGCAATGGCGCAGGTATGCGACTTGGTTGTTGGGCCTGAGACAGGCGTGCTTAACGCCATAGCCTGCGAGGACGTCCCAAAGGTAGTCACGATGTCGCACTCGTCGGTTGAGAACCTAACGCGGGACTGGGTCAACTGCGTGAGCCTGACGCCTGCGAATACGTCCTGCTACCCGTGCCATCAACTGCACTTTTCGTTTGAACACTGTAGAGAGAGTAAGGACCGGCCCGGTGTGGCCGCATGTCAATTCGATATCTCAGAGGATTCGATGGTGACAGCAATAGAGGGGCTTCTATGGTCTGGAAAATAGAAGAGTCGGACGGGAATGAGACAGGCAAGGTTCTGTGGGAGCTCCCGCAGTACACGCGTGGACGCGGGATTGACGTTGGGTGTGGTGCGTGGAAGGCGTTTCCTCACTTTATCGGCGTGGATAACTACACCGATCAGCGCATGTTCGGGACTCAGATGAAGCCAGACGTCATCGCGAACGCAGACGATCTGGCGCTATTTGCGGACGGCTCGATGGACTTTGTTTACAGTTCGCATCTACTCGAGCACTTAGAAGACACCGAGAAGACGTTGCGCGAGTGGTGGAGAGTGATCAAGGTCGGCGGGCATTTGTGCCTGTACTTGCCGCACAAACTTTTTTACCCGAACATCGGCATCAAGGGCGCCAACCCGGACCACAAGCACGACTTCCTGCCAGACGATATCGTCGAGATTATGAAGCGGCTGGGGTCGTGGGATCTGGTGCGCAATGAGGACCGTAACGGCGGTAGCGAGTACTCGTTCTTTCAGGTGTACAAAAAGTTGTGATCGTAGAGCATAAGTTCTCATACCAGAACCCGCGCCCGAAGAAGACTGCTGCCGTGTGTCGCTATGGCGGTATCGGCGACATGATGATTGCCGCTTCGATCTTTCCGCTGCTGAAGCGTCAAGGATTTCACGTCACGCTATACACCGGAGAGTCTGGTTATGAACAGACCAAGCACGACCCAAACATAGACGAGTTCTATGTGCAGGGGCGGGAGCAAGTTCCCAATGCGGCTCTGCCGTTCTTTTGGGACAACGAAAAGCCTAAGTACGACCGCTGGATAAACCTGTCAGAGACGCTGGAATGCACATGGTTGGCTGACGAGAACCGTTCGGCAAGCCATGGTTGGCCGCATTCCGTGCGCGCGAAATATCTCGACGGGAACTATCACGAGTTCGCGCACGACATGGCCGAGGTGCCGCACAACTTCAGTTTCCGGCGCTTTCACCCGACGATCGCAGAGATCAATTGGGCGGAGAAAGAGCGCGAGCAGTTCTCCAAAGTCGTGCTGTGGTCGCTTTCAGGGTCGGCAGTTCATAAGCGCTGGCCGCACTTGGATGCGATTGTGGCTAGGATCATGCTAGATAGCGACGCGGCGGTGTATCTTGTCGGGGATGATGTCTGTCAGATTCTAGAGGCGGGATGGGAAAACGAGCCGCGCGTAATACGCCGATCGGGTATATGGACGATCCGCGAGACTTTGAGCTTCGCGCTGCAGGCCGACGTGGTAATAGGCTGCGAAACTGGGGTGTTAAACGCCGTAGCGCACGAACCGATGAGAAAGGTCGTTATGCTCTCGCACAGTTCGCACAACAACTTGACGAAGCATTGGAAGAACACGAGAGCACTTACCCCGGCGGGAGTCCCATGCTACCCGTGTCATCGGATGCACCACAACTGGGACCACTGCGTACAGGACAAGGAGAGCAAAGCGGCAATGTGCCAAGTGATGATCAGCCCAGTTGATTGCTGGGAAGCTATTGCGCCGGTGCTCAAACGTGGCAAGTAGCGGATCGGTAGACTTCACCGTAAATCGTAACGAGATCATCAAGGCCGCACTGCGCCTGGTGAACAAGGATGGCGGGCTCGGGGAAGAGCCGACGACCAGCGAGGTAAATGATAGCGCGCAGACCCTCAACATGATCGTGAAACAGATCCCTGGCTTTACGTCTGGGGTCAAGACTTGGGCGAGGAAAACCGGCTATGTCTTTCTCCAAAAAGATCAGGTCCGTTATACGCTTCCTGGGGATCATTCCACGTCCGCGTTTATCGCAACTGCGATCAGCGCTGCAGAGTCTCCTGGGCAGACGACGCTAAGCGTCAACGATATCGCCGGCATTTCGGCAGCGGACAATATTGGCATCGAACTGGACGACGGCACGATTCAGTGGACGACGGTGTCAGCTACTCCAGTCTCGGGAACCGTATCGATTTCTCCCGCGACATTGAACAACTCGGCGAGCGCCGGGAACTCGGTATATGTCTACACGACTCCCATGCGCCGTCCGCTCGAGATACTGACGCAGAAGCTCATCGATCGGAACGGAGATGAGATTGGCGTACGTCAGATGAACCTGCAGCAGTACCAGGCGACGCCAAACAAACATCTACCCGGCACGCCGCAACGCATCTATTACGAGCAGCACGTTGACAATGGGCTTCTGTTCCTGGATTTCGCGCCTGACGACGTCTCGCGCTACCTCTCGATCGTATTCCTGTCCGCGATTGAGGACTTTGATGCGGCGACCGATACGCCGGACTTTCCGCAAGAATGGCTAAGACCTCTCAAGAATATGCTGGCCTATGACCTCTGGCCGGAATATCGCACCGGCGAGCGGCCGGGCTGGCTAAAGGATGATCGCGCGGAGGCGATTGCAATGGCCGAGCGGTTCGTGCCAGAGGAGGATATCGGCGGGTTCTTTGAGTCGATGCGGTGAGATTCCCTCTTTTCGGCGCAGGACAGAAGGGTGTCAGCGTCAATGTAAGCTCTCAGCGTCGGCTCAACTGCTTCGCGCAGGTACCGCAGGACCCCGACAAAGGGCAGTACGCCTTCTATGGCACCCCTGGCCTGCGAAGCTTCGCTGTCGCTGGCGTGGCGCCGTTCAGGGGCTTTACTGCGGTCGGAAACTACCTCTACGGCGTGCGTAGCAATGGGGTCTATCGCTACGACAATGCGAGCACGGAAACTAGCCTAGGCACGATTAACACGTCCTCGGGCTGGATATGCACGACCGACGATCGCGCCAATATCATGCTCACGGATGGTTATGATGGTTGGGTCTACAACGCG